TATCCAGATGCACCAGCACCGCCGCCGCCACCTGCACCAATAACAATCTGAGATCCTCTTTTTAGGATGGTGACACCACCGCCACCGCCACCTGATGCATTTTTGTGTCCTTGTCCTCCTTTTTTACCATCTCCACCACCAGCACCATCACCGCCCTGTCCAGGACTATCACCACCCGTGGTGCCTGCTTTTCCTATTTGTACAGACCAGGAATTTGAAGTAAAAGTAGAAAGTGCGCTAGAGTTTAATTCTCCATATACTCTTGTTCCAGGATGTCCATCATAATTACCATAGGATACATCACCACCCTTTCCTCCATGAACCCAAAATGCGACATATTGAGGATTGTTAACACCCGATAAACTAAATGTTCCATCACTAGTTAATTCAGTGTCAAGTACACCACTTTGTCCTGTAACTTCTCTATTGACTCCATCAGATCCTGAACCATAAACTGGTCCTTGATCTACAGCAACACGCCCAAGTAAACCTCCGATTCCCCCAGTAGCAGGATTATTTGGATAGTCTACTTTATAGTAACCAACACTATCTGGTCCATTTTGCCCATCAAAACCGTCTAATCCATTTTGCTTTCCTGCACTTTTTGAACCCAATTTTTGAGTACCTCCTCCATTGCCACCATCACCACCAGATTGACCACTAGCTGCTCCACCACCTTTACCACCCTGACCAACTAGGTGAATAATCGTTCCATCACCGACTTTGATACTGGAATCGCCTCCATCATTTCCACCCTGATCACCATTAGCACCCGATCCACCACCACCAATAGCGATAAATTGAAACTCTTTAGGATTACCAGTGACGTTACTAAAATCTACCGTATAATCACCAGGATTAGGGAATTCCCATTCATTCGTATAGTCAATGATAGGTGTTCCACCCGTAGTAATATCTCTACCGCCAATTACAGAATTACCTTGAGTTCTATAAAAAGTTGGATCTGGGATAAATGTTTGGAAGTCCCAACTACCTGCTCCTTGAGCACCAGATGCCATATATTTTTGATCTGCTGGTGCAGCTGTGTCATCTTTTATGGTTCCAACTCCAGCAGCACCGCCATATGCATCCCATACATCATATGTTGCGACGGTATTATCATCATTAGGTCTTCTCAGTAACGCATGTTTATGTGTTAATACTGTTCCTGTAGTTGGATACCATCTTTGAACTTTTCCTGTACCTTCTTTGTAATTAGCTAGATATCTGTCACCACTTCCTTCTGAAATCCACTGACTATCTCCAGGAATACTATGATACACCTGATGACTATGTTGAAAGACACCAGTGAGTTTTGTCTCTCTCATTGTGACAGTTACATCCTGACTACCAATGATAGTACAACCAGTAGTCTCAACTACTTGATCATATCCAGCAGTAGTAATTCTGCCAAGTGAAAAATACTCATCCTGCGATTCTTTAGCAAAATACCACTGACCACCTGTAATACCAACACCAAGAGAGGAATTTCCTATATTAGGAGAATTATTACCAAATACTGGACTATTTCCTACAATTTTTCTAGCTTTAGTATCGGGTACTCCAAATGTTCCGAGGTTAGTAATACCCCACCAATCAAGAACATTCGCTGTAGTTATTCCAGAGAGACCACCAGTAGCAGGATCAATTCTAACTACCGCTGTAGCACCAGATCCACCACCACCTGTAATAGTGACCGAGGGAGGATTATTAGGATCATATCCGCTACCAGCTATGATAGTATCAATCTTAGTTAACTTACCAGTGTTATCAATTTCTGCATATGCCGTTGCTTGAGTAGAATTTGCGCCACTGGGAGCATCAACTGTAACTACAGGAATAGATGTATATCCACTTCCAGGATTTGTAATATCAATGCCTTGACTTGCCCTACCACCATACTTATTTCCAATAACCGAAAATAGCATTGGATAATCAGAAATCTCGTATATAGATCCATCACAATACAAATATCCTTCATGAGTATATGCTGGATCATCACCATTAATATATGCGCTACCAGGCTTCTCACTCAAATTGCCATAGTTTATATCACCAGATTTAACGTAACTGTGATCAAAACTATTATCAGTGCTCTTTAAATTAGGTACAATAGATCCGATTGGTGTAGTATCCACCAACATATCGGTCAGGAATCCCTGTCTAGCATTTCTATAACTTTGTGCCATTACTATTAAATCTTAATTAAGTATTCCATAACAATAAATGGTGCAGTAGCAGCATCAATTGATACTGAAGAATCTGTACCGATATCCATTCTGGTAGTTAAATTTTCAGGTGGAACATTAATTGCATTGGTCTTTACCTTATAATTATGATCACCTTTTTCTAAATCAATACGATGATTATGTCTGGTTGGATCTGTACCTGCAGAAATCGCTAAGTCAACAGTATCCATTGTTTCGTTTACAACATCAACAATTGCTGTTGAACTTTTATGATCTTGATTTGATTGCAATGGAACAACATCGTGTAAACTTACACTATTGTAATCTACAGGAACTCCAGGATAACCTTGTGCATAAGTAATTGGAATATCATTATCCCAGTTAACTTCTGGCCAGATAGGTTGATATACACACCCAAGGAGAACGACGGAAGCTGGGTTTCCATATCTAGCAACATCAGATCCATTTGGAGATCCAATAAGTTCTCCTCCATCTAGAGTATATTCTTCATTATTCAAGCAACCATAAGTATATGACTGCTCTCCATATCCAAAAATACAATAACCAAAGTACAAAGTATTCTGTTCACCGCCTGGGAATGACTGTACTGTTAATGCCTGACTTTTCCATTTATTAATTGCTTTACAAGGTGCTTGAGCACTTCCTGGTGGTGAAGAACTGTCATTGTTATATCTAGTAGCATCTAACCAATCTTGAATTGGTAGTGTTGACGCATTAACACGACCTGTACGACCACCATTAGCATTTGGTTGATTAGTTGACGCTTCATTGGTCTGTAAATTTCTTGCTCTTACCGCACTATGCAAGTGCAAGTGACCATGAATTGCATTTTCTTCAACCCCTTCAATATCAGTATAATGTGTGTCACCAGCATATTCCCACGATGGTCTACCTCTTAAAGGAATTTCTTGACTAGGAACTGTAATTTGACCAGAATATGTAATGTTTACAGTATCACCAATCGCAGACGTTACTTCAATACCAATACCAGATCTACTCACTAAATTACCTAATGCATTGGGCAATCTAATGTTATTATATGATCCAGCGTTAGCACCTGAAGTTGGTTCTGGGTATTTTGATCCTAAATCAGGAACCATAAATTGATCATCAGATAGATTATCAAATTCTGTACCATCGGGATTTCTCCTAAGATACTTGCAATTACTACCTGTCCCCAAAATTGCTGCTAAAGCAGGATAATCAGCAGCAAAGTATTTTGCACCATCACATTTAAGATATCCTGCAGGCAATTTTGCTCTGTTTACTGCACTACTTGGATCACCACTATATTCCATCGGCCAAATAATAACTTGACCTGATAGATTACCATACTTAGATCTTTCTTTAGCGTAAAATGCTGGCATCAGTATGCTTTGATTATGAACGTCATTGTTACGTTAGGTTGTGTGGTATCAACCGTAATATTTAGTGCATCTTCTAGACTATCTGCAGTTAGAGCAGATCCATCTGCATCACCTGCCGTGTGTGAAGGAGGACTTGCAATAGATCCAATACCTTGAGAAATTTCAAAACTTCCGTGATTATGAGCTCTGAAAACCTGCTCTTTAGGATCTTTTGAAGTATCAACGACATTCATAGAAGTTGGCCATGTATTATGCTTAAATGCCAAATCAATTGTTCCACTATTTTTTACTTGAAGATTTAATGTGACCTCATAAATTGGTGCAGCAGCTGTTCCTTTATTTTCAATTGCTTGTACGTATGTACCCTCTTCAAAATAATGAAATTTATTATCTAAATTAACTGGTAATACAACCATTAATGGAGTAATTTTATCATATTGATACCACGTATCTGTACCCGCAGTATATAATTTTTTGATGTTAGTATTAGCTGGTAACGTAAATTTATTACTTTGTGCAGCAATTGTAACTCCAGATACAGTAAATACTGGAGAGGTTTCTGGATTATCTACTAGTCCGTCACTTCTAACAGGTGCTCCTGTATCATATCCAAGGAAATTTGTTTTACCTTGTCGTATCATAGGTTTTGGAAACATTCCAGTATGACAAGGCGTTGCGTGAGAAGTTTCATGCTCTGTATTAAATTGTGCTGTTTCGCCTCTTTCAAATATAACCGACTCCCATACTAAATTTTCGGGTCCAGTTCCTCCACCTAATTGTTCTCTATCAGTTGTTGGCCAATTATCTTTGCCTGCAGGAACATTTCCCCAATAATCTTTACCGCTACTATCCTGAGAAAATTCATAAAATTTATCCATTCTTGGAAGGGTATTTTCTCTAGTGTTATCAGCATAATATGTCAGTTCAACAGCACCGTTAAACCATTGAGTAGGTTCAGCTTCTGCGTTTTGACATTCAATAGGACCTTTTGTGTAACCACAGTCAGTCTCATCCGTAATAGTTCCTGTCATATCAATACCCCTATCCGTTCGGAAAACCATTGCTCCAGAAGCATTTGGATTCACCGATGGTATACTATCACTATGACTATGTGATGGAGTATGATTCATTCCTAATTTTCTATTAAGAGTATAAACTGACTCTAGAAAATCAGGAGCACCCATAGTAATATTATCAAATTTAAAATATAAATTACCAGCTAAATTTAAAGTGAAATCAATATCACATGTTGCCTGGTAGTTAGGATTAATTGGAGCGATTTCACCATATCCTTCAATAAGATCTCCCAATTTATCTCCCTGTGTATTATATACTGCATTCAAAGGGTCAACTTGGTTAAATTTATACTTATCTTGAGTTAGATAAGAATTTTCAAGATCAACTAAAAGTTTAGCAGATATATTTGGCAACCTAAATGTTGCATCAGTACCATAATACGGAAATTCATGATGATTTCCCGTTACATCAGTCATGTTACCACCATAGGTGTCACCTAAACTTGCTGCCAATAGAGGATAATCTGAAGCATTTACCGTTTGACCATTACAAGTAATCCATCCCTTAGGGATATTAGATTCTAAGAATCCAGTACCCCCGTCTCCTCCCCATGGCATGATGGTGCCAATCTTGGCAGATCTCATGGTTTTTATTGAGTCGTATCTTACTGTCATTTGTCTTAGATCAGAGTTCCATCAACCACCAACCACGAAGAGTAGGTGGAATAGTTCTAGCATTAGCAGATCCTTCAATATCAACAGAACCAGCATATACTAGTCCAAATGATGCATTTCTAGATTGAACAACTAGTTCTCCAGAATCCCATGCAGTTGCTAATGTTTGACCAGCACCAGCGCCAACCCTAGATCCAGTAGTATCACCTTGAATTGCTGTTGGAACAGCACCTACCTTTTTCGCTCTGAGGATTAAACTGGTGTTATATGTCAAGTTACCACTGAGTTCAATAAATCTAATCATGTCTCCAGTCTGTGCATTATCTGGTAGATATAGAACCATATTGCTACCACTAGAAGTATTGATAAGATAGTTATTGTTAACTTCTAAAGGATTATCTTGCTGTTGACCGACTCCAGTAGTAGAATCAAATTCAACATAAGTATGTCTTCTACCACCATTTCCAGTCCAATATTTTTCAATACCAAAAGAGTCAATAGCATTGTTCTGATAGATCTTGAATTCCTTAGGACCTTCGGTTCCACCAACACCAGCAGAACCTAGGTTATCAATGTGGAACACAGACTCGGATGCATTTTCCGTTTCTAGGAGTAGACCACCTTGGTAGAATTTCTGACCCATGGTTACACTACCTTCACGGTTTGATACGCGGAAGGATGGAGTTGTTGAGCAGATGCCATTCATCTGGCAATCATCCCAATAAACTCTAATATCACCGAAGAAATTACCAGGACCCTTGAGAGTTAGTCCATTAGTCTTAGTTACTGGATCTTCAATTGATCCATCACCTGAGTGACCATCATCGTTTGCGATAGAAAGAACTAAAGTTTCACCATCAGAACCATACATTCTGAAGTGACCACCGTAAATAGTAGTATCATCATATGCACTGAGTTTACCGCCATTGTATAGATTTACAAGTGGGGTGTTGACATTATTTGGTATTCTGACACTCTTAGGCATCTTGATTGCATAGAATGCATCAAGAGATCCATCAACACTATCAGGAACAAAGAATTCTGTTCCAATTCTTACATATGTTGTGTAGTCCAACTTAGGTGAAATTAGATCAGCATCACGAAGTCTGATTTCAAGTCTAATATCACTGGTGTTTGGAGTACGTGCTTTA